TGTAAACGTGCAGGTATTGACCTCAGCGACCAGTCCCGTAACAGGGAGTTGGCACGCCTCGGGTCTATAACAGGCGGGATTGCAACCGTCGACCTTACCAATGCTAGTGGACTGCAAGCCTTCGGGCTTGTTGAGCACACCTGGCCTCCAGACTGGTTTGAGACTTTGGTCTCGATCCGGTCCGGGTACACCTCATATGAAGGAACAACTTTCCATATGCAGGCGTATGCCGGGATGGGCAATGGAACGACTTTTCCTGTTGAGTCCATCACGTTTCACTGCCTCGCTGAGGCAACGATGGAGTATCTAGGGATTGTCGGACCAGTTTCCACCTATGGTGATGATATTATCATCCCAGCTGCTGCTTTCTATTTCTTCCGCGATGTCTTGCGGGATCTAGGTCTTGAGGTGAACTCCAAAAAGAGTTTTGCTCATGGCCCCTTTCGGGAAAGCTGCGGTGCAGATTGGTATTCGGGATATGCAGTAAGGCCTGCGTTTCTACGCGGTAATATGTCATACCGGCGCCTTTATCTCCTCCACAATCATTATTACCGTTGTGGAGACATTGAGGCAGCTGGATGGTTTTTAGACTTGATTCCCCATGACTTTAGGGTTTTCGGACCCGACGGCTATGGAGATGGTCACCTTTTGGGTGACTGGGAAGGTAAAGTCTACTACCATAGGACATCCGAAGTTACACTTGCGAAACACTGCAAGTGCGACCTAATCGGAGTTCCTCATGGTAGGGAATGCTACACTGCAAAGACGGCTAAACACCATACTAGCATGTGGACATTCCAAACATATGGACAACAGACACGCACGAAATATTACGTGTCCAAGGTGGATTACCTTATTCCATCTTATTCCATATACATTGGCGCCAGGCTCCTTAAGGACGACCACTCTGCACCCAGATGGGTGCCCTCTGACCTACTACGTCATATCACTGACGTTGTTGGCATTAGAGATGTGGAGATCCCATCGGTGCCTGGAAACTCCCCGTTGTTTAGGGGACGCCGCCGCGCAGCAGACGAACTGCCACCAGATTCCAGTGCATGGGTAATTGGAACTCCCATGCCTGGGGCCCAAGGAAGCAGACTCCTTACTGTCTGCACCTTTGAACGACCTTCGGGCTTCTAAGTGATTAGACCTCGGAGCTAGTGTTCGATGGGGGGTCATTGACCATAAACAGTAAGATG